TGTTGAACCCCGAGGTTTTGCCCCAAACACAACCCGCGCGGCTAAGGGACAAGATCCGACCTTCGACTTGACAAGGTATGGAGTAGGGGGCTATCATATGATTATAAGCTCCACACATACCTTCGGCCCAGGCCAGGCAGACACCACAGTGAGGGCAAAGTGGGTCGCACAAATAGATGCAGAAGGGGTGGACACCCAAGCAGAAGCAGCTGACGGCGGAAGAACGCAGAAGTGCGTTGTAGGAAACAGCAATAGAGAAACAGAAGCAGGATCATCTTGGACCAAAGCCTTCGGACTTAAAAGTATCGGTAATGTTTCAGCGCCCGATGTGGACCAAAACCCAAATTAAATTTAAAAGGAATATAAAAAATGATATATGCAACAAATAATGAGGAGTCATCCATAGACCTTTTTAAAAAAAGGAGTATATATGCCTATGTTCAAAGCGTGAAAGGTCACCCAGCTGTTATAAGATTTGAAATGGAAAAGTTTTTGTACGGACGAGTTAATCGTGAATATATTCCAATGATATACAATGAATTGAGATCATCAATTGAGCTAAAACAAATCCCAACAACAGCCGGCGAAAATATGTTTGCCTTTAATTTTGTTGTTGATGCCTTTCAGGACATGAAAGCACAATTTATAAAAGCTGTAGCTGCCCGAAAAATTTCGAAAGAGGATCCAATTCTTAGCGATTTAAAAGTTCGGAAAGCTTTCGAAAATCCTTGGAAGAGGTATGCCGCCCACGAAGAGGATTATATTAGCACCATGGTCGGACACTTTAGAAATCTAACAGACAACAGGGTGCACAACTTTGATCAGTTTGTGCAAATGTTTATAGAAAAAATAAAGACTACGGCCGCGACCTACCCATTTACATTAACAGGGTTTATGAAAAGCCGACTTTGCCCAATCAACTGCAGCGGACTTGTTATCGAGTTAGCAGATTTAGACCCTACAAACGATTTTAAAAAGATGACTGACATAATCAGTAGTAAAAATTATAAATTTTTTGCAAATGCATGTAATACCTACGGGTTCATGATCGATGAAAATATGCCATGGAGAATAGTAGCGGATATAGGATCCCCGAAAATGGTCTCCTACGCTGCGCGATACGGATTAACCAGCACCACTTTGATCATAAATACCGGCTATGTCCCTGCTGCCATAGCATATTTTGCCAGATTTAAGTTACAGTTTTTGCGAATGTATAATGCAGTCGCGAAACCATACATGATACCGGCAGAATGCGAAGGTAAATCGATCATGAAGACGGTCGAGCCAAGCAAGTATACACCACAACAATTTCTAGAAAAGTATGACGATTCTTATTTTCTTGATCTCTATTTTAAAATTAGATTTATGGAGGATGAGAACAATTTTGAAGACTACGAAAAGTTCCTGCTGTCAGACGATGCGCAAGAGATACATAAGTTTTCTGATCGTCCTTTAGGGCAAGCTTTAGATAATTTTGAAAGAATTTTGAATATTCCATTTGACTATCGCGGTTCTTTGACTTATAATAAAGAAGCATTAAGACTAATGAAGGAAAAAACGATGTTCGCACAAGTGGCCCCAAAAAAACTCGTACCCAGCAAAACAAGCTATGTGAACGGACATGCTCATAATTATCAGCCAACTAGAGATGGTACGGGCCAGACATCATACAATAACGGACACAAGCATCGTATTTTGAATGGAGAAGTGATTCCACATTGCGTCGAGGGAAGCATCGCCGGCACACGAAAGTGCCACACCCATAAGACACTTTAGGCAAAAGACGGATAGAATGATATTTCAAACTTTAGATGACAAGCAGCAGTGTGTTGGTATATATACTGACGGCAAACTCTATTTTGATGAGCTTCCTGTCGGTTTAAGCAAAACTTGGAAATACTCAGGGTCGATAAATGATGATAGTATTGAATATGCATGGCTTCGGTGTGGTGGGTTGTCTTTGGAGGCGGCTGCGCCAGAACACCTTAAAGAAGAGTTGCGCAGCACTTCAAGAAGATTTTCTGCTTACTTAAAATCTTTTGAGCTTGGAAAGATTAATCTGCGAGAACATTGTATTTTTGAACTGGTTCCTGAAGATTTTCTGATGCAATTTTGCGAAATTAAAAACAAGATCACAGAACATGTATTTGAAAATTACGAAAAGCCTTCAAATTACGAATATCTAAAAGAATCATCCAAGGTGCTTTATAAGATAAAACACCAAGACATCAATATTAACAACACAGATTGCAAAAGCCTCTTTTTGAGGGGTGCTACTAGAAAAGATGCGCAAAAAATGTTAAATGGTCCGAAATATATCGACTATGATCTTTTTGGAACGGTGACAGGGCGTTTAACAACGAGACCGAAATCTGTTCCAATTTTGACCATGAAGAAACAGCTTAGACAACTAATAAAGCCCACTAATGATTGGTTTTTATCGCTAGATTATAATGGCGCAGAAGTTCGAACATTGCTGGCATTAAGCGGTCAACCACAACCAAAGGGCGATGTGCACGATTGGAATCTGCGACATGTCATAAAGCGATCCGACATGCACAGAGAAGAAGCAAAAACCATATTCTTCTCTTGGTTGTATAATCCGGATTCTAAGATTATCAGCACGGATTACTATGATCGCAAAAAAGTACTTGACCAATATTACGAAAGTGGTTATATTAACACAGTGTTTGGAAGAAGAATATCAGTGGAAGAAAGAAAGTCCTTTAATTATCTAATACAGAGTACTACGGCAGATTTGGTAATCGAGCGCGCAGTCGCAATCGATAAGTTTCTAAAGGATAAAAAATCATTCATCTCTCATATCGTGCATGACGAATTAGTTATCGACTTAGATGATTCGGAAAGAGAGATAGTGACAGAAATCAGGGACATTTTTTCAAATAATAAATTGGGAAAATTTTTAGTAAATCTCCAAGCAGGTAAAGATTATTTTGATTTAAACGAGTTGAAGGTATGATATCTATTGTCGGAATTGGCTCTGGTGCTAGCGCGATAGCAAAAAAATTCATTTCACAAAAACAATACAACGTGTATTTGATGAATGATAAGGTAGAGAAATCAGAAGGAAATGATTTCTATCTTGAGTCGCACTCATCACCGGAAGAATATGAGACAAACATTCCAGATTTATCGAACTATTTTAAGAACATCAACGACAATGTGCAAGTGTTTATTGTTGGCTCTTCTTATAGTTCAAATTACTCACTCGGTATACTAGAACAAATAAAAGATAAAAATATAGATTTATTCTTCATTAAGCCGGATATGGAGTTGTTGACCGGTACCCCCAAACTAGTAGAAAACACCGTCTTTGGCGTGCTGCAAGAATATACCAGATCTGGCCTTTTTAAATCCATGACAATTTTTTCAAATCAAGAAATAGAGACTATTTTAGGAAACGTGCCGGTAAAGAGCTACTACGATGTTATAAACGAGGCTATATTCTCTACAGTGCATTATATGAATTATTTTGATCACTCCGAGCCAGAAATTGGACACATATCAAAAAAGTCTGAGGTTAGTCGCATTCGAACAGCCGGAATGTTGGATGTAGAAAATTTGGAAGAAAAATGGTTTTTTGAGCTTGACATGCGGAGGGATACATGTTATTATTTGTGTATAAATGAGGAAAAACTAGCCAACGAGGGAGGTCTCCACAAAAGAGTCGTGGAGAAACTTAAAAAGAAATCAGAAAATGAATTTGAAAAAATTTCATATGCAATATATGAAACAGATCACAAAAAAGACTTTGGGTTTTGCGTTGCCCATACTAACGCAATACAACAAAACTCTTGACAAGCTAAATCGAGAGTGTTACATTAGATATCAAGGAACGCTTGGTAGACTTTAAAAGGAGAAAAAAATGTCAATCAATATGGAACTAATGAGAAAGAAGCTAGCTTCACTTCGTGGTGAGGGAGGCTCTAGCGAAACATCACACTGGTTTAAGCCAGATGAGGGCGATCAGGATATTCGGATCGTACCGGCACCAGATGGTGATCCACTTAAGGAAATGTATTTCCACTATAATGTTGGAGATCACAAGGGCGGAATTGTCTGTCCAAAGCGCAACTATGGAGAAGATTGTCCAATTTGCGAATTTGCATCCTCTGTCTGGAAGGATGGAGTAGAAAACAATGATGAGGAAAGTAAAAAGCTAGCGAAGTCTCTTTTCGTTCGTGCACGATTCTTCTCACCCGTGGTTGTTCGCGGCCGTGAAGAGGAAGGTATAAAGGTGTACGGCTACGGAAAGCGAGCATACGAGCTTCTTTTAGGATACATCCTCGATCCTGAATATGGCGATATCACTGATGTTATGGAGGGTACCGATATCGCGCTTACATATACCAAGCCCACAACCCCGGGCGCTTACCCACAAACAAACCTGAAAATGCGTCGAAGTTCTTCCCCACTACTGGAAGATACAGAAGCGATCTCTGCCCTCCTTGATCGCATGCCTGATTTCGACTCACTCTTTGAACGACTCACACCAGAACAGGTTGGGACGATCCTAGATGAACAACTTGCTGGAGGCAAAAGTGCCGAAGCGCGCTCGTCTGAGACCACCAAATACGGTCAAGCAAATGAGGTGGACCGAGCCTTTGATGAACTGATGGCCAACAAGTAGAAACAGGTTTGTGCGCAGCCGCTGGCACCCCGGCTAAAACGAAATAGGGTGCCGCATTTTTAATCATAGAGAAGGAGACAATAGTATGTTAGAATGGTTAAAGTCAGCATGGTCTAGCTGGAAGGTAAAAGTGGCCGTTGTTGGAGGCGCCCTTGTGGTCGCAACAACTTACGGGACCTGCACAGTCGAACCTGCATCGGTGTCCGATGCAACTACGACAGCAAGTCAACCCACAACAGCCGGCGAGACTGTACCAGTATCCTCAACCACTGAGGCTACCACCGAGACAACTACCGGTACTACTACTACTGAAGCAACTACCGGTACTACTACTGAGACTGAGTAGTTCATAGCCGCTGGCAGACCGGTAAAAAGTCTGCCGCTATTTTAAGGAGAGAAAATGAGACTCGTTATGCCAATCCTTGCCACGACCCTAATGATGGCTTGTGGGGATAAGGACGAAGACACGGCGGTAGATACCGCTGACTCTGTTGACACAGCAGCAGAGTAACAAACAGCCGCTGGCAGACCGGTAAAAGTCTGCCACCATTTTAAAATAATTTTTTGACAACAATAGATGGAAAGGTTATAATAAGAATATCCAAAGTGGCAAGGATTTAAAATAAAAGCTACATTCTCCATGATGGAGATGTTAACATGCTTCGCCTATAGATAGGCAGATGAAGCTAAATGCAAATTATAAATAAAAGGAGAAATAAAATGCATACACTTGAGCTATATACTGAAAACGATACC